AAGAACAATATGCAAAATTGGCACGATTGGGCTGCATTTTGTGCAAATGCAACGGCATACGAGAAACAGATGATTCTCCAACAGAAATGCACCATATACGAAGATTTGGTGGAAAAAGAGAAAATGCCCCAGTTATCCCTTTGTGCGCCTATCATCACAGACTTGGTAATACCTCAGTTCACCAGCTTGGACATAAAGGGTTTACAAAGTATTGGGGTTTTTCTGAAGAAGATTTGCTAGAAAGATTAAATGACTTATTACAAGAAAAGAGTTGATGAAAACCAAAAGCAAATAATTCATACTTTTATTGCTTTGGGTGCTTCTGTTCTTAATCTTTCTAGGGTTGGAGAAGGTTGTCCTGATATTTTAATAGGCTACAAAAAACACAGCGTTCTTTGTGAAATAAAAAGGGATAATAAAGCTCCCTATACAGAATCTCAGGTCAAATTTATGCAAAACTGGAGAGGTGGTGCAATAAGCAGAATAGATTCAATTGATGCTGCCATTAGATTAATTAAAATGCTTGACATGGATAATGGATAAGGCAAAATAAGCAAAGCTACGATTTGTAGCTTCTTTTGCAAAAGGAAAATTGAAATGGCAATGGGCAAAACAACTAATCCAAACAGCACTAAAGGCGTACCAGCCAAGGGTGTAGTAGTTCCAAAAGGTGCTGATGCAGCCGATACTAAAGGCGAACGTCATGCTAAAGCAGTTCGTGGCGGTGTGGCAATGGGCAAAGAAGATGCTATTGGCTCTGACAAAGAGTTCAATACTGGTCGTACTTCTGGCATTTGCTACGAACATAAGCGTACAGCTTATGGCGTAGAAGATAAATACGAAAAAGACCCAATGTAATGCGAAAGCCCTGGGTGCGTGACCTCCCAAGGCTTTCTAACCACAATTAATCGGAGAAACTGTGGCTATAAAAGAGCATAAAGACACTTGTAATTTATGTCGATTTTTTTCTTTTGGGGAAAGAATGGGCATTTGCAAGCGTTTTCCTATTGTGCAAAACAAATCAAATGATGATTGGTGTGGGGAATGGCAACCCTTGAAAAACCATGTAATTGAAGCCATAACTACTGGGTTAACTGTTACTTTTACTGAAGAACAGCCAAAAAAGAAACCAGGAAGGCCTAAAAAATCATGAAACTTAAGCCATTAGCAGACAAAATCGTAGTCAAACCTGACGTGCGTGAGCTATCTAGCATCATTATTGTTGATAATAAAGAAGTAGAAAACATGGGAACTGTCGTAGCGGTAGGCCCAGGTAAGAAGCTTTCTGGTGGTCGCAGAGAAGATATGCCTGTTCAAGTAGGAGCTAGAGTTCGCTTTGGCACTATGAACGATGACAAAGGCGAGGAGTATCTTAAATACTTCCCTTATGTTGAGGATGGCGTCAAATACCTTGTAATGTCATGGATGGATGTGTGTTTTATGGAGGTTGAAAATGCTTAAATTCTTTAAAAAATGCTGGCCTTGGAAGTCAAAATCTATGACTGCTACTGAAATCATTACTTCATGGGCTAAATTTAGCAATGAAGATGAAAAACTTGCTGAACGAGAAAGAATATTTCAAGAAAGTATTAAACGCAAACCAGCCCTTAAAAAGGCTACAACTAGGAGCAAAACTATGCCATTAGTAAAATCAGCTAAACCAGCAGCATTTAAGAAAAATATTGCTACTTCTGTGAAAGAAGGCAAACCTGTTAAACAAGCTGTGGCAATCGCCTATAGCGAAAAAAGAGCAGCAACTAAAAAAACTACCAAAAAGGACAAAAAATGATTCAATTTACTATTGCCCAAATCAACGAACTTCTAGCAGAACTAGGGAAGATTCCTTATGCTTATTCAGCACCATTAATTGATGGCATTAAAAAGATTGCCAATGAGCAATTAGCAGAACAGGCTAAACAAGCAGAAGAACCAGTAGCAGTAGGTGTTACTCCGGTAGAAGTAGAATGACCGCACCTAACGTCTATTTGCCCTATCCTTATCCGCAGTCTATTGAAGAAGTAGAAGCGGATATGAACGCTATCATCTATCAGCCTGAAGTACCCCAAGAGCTGCAAGACCAATATACAAACCTTAAAAACAGTCCTGAAGTCCAAGCTGATGTAGACCAAGCAGAGGCTAATAGTGACAGTATGGCTAATGAATAGTAATATGTGCTTAAATAATAAGCAACTTGCTTAAAAAATAGGCAGAAATATCATGGACATAGAAGTTGATTCAACTATTGATAAAGGTGGTGCTCCTGAAGGCAATCAAAATGCCAAGAAGGGCAAGCTCTTTTACGACCAGTTAAGAATGGTTTTGATTCAGAACGACAAGTTTAAGCTGCGTAAGATTGCAGACAAACTTGTTGAATCTGCTGAAAAAGGTGAATCGTGGGCTATTAAAGAGATTATGGATAGGATGGATGGAAAAGCCGTACAAGCTACAGAAATTAGTGGCCCTGATGGTTCAGATTTAGTAAAAGGCATAGCAATAACCTTTGTAGAACCTGATGGAAACAAAGAAGGACAATAACGGCTTTATTTGGCCCCAGTTTCCTGCCAAATTAAAATGCCTATTTGAGCCAAAGAATAGCCGTTTCCGAGTGCTTTTTGGTGGGAGAGGTGCTGGCAAATCGGTCAGCGTGTCTAGAGCTTTACTTTGCAAAGGTATTGAAAAACCCTTAAGAATCCTATGCGTTCGTGAATTTCAGACATCTATTAAGGATTCTGTTCATAAACTATTGGTAGATCAAATACATGAATTAAAGCTTGATGCCCATTACGAAGTAACTCAAACTACTATTCGTGGAACTAATGGCACAGAATTTATATTTGCTGGGATTAAAAATAATGTCAACAACCTTAAGTCAATGGCTGGAATTAACTATGCGTGGCTGGAGGAGGCTAATAACGTAAGTTTCAATTCCTATGAGGTTTTAATACCTACAATTCGTGAACAAAATAGCGAAATATGGATTACTTTTAATCCAGAACTTCCTACAGATGAAACTTATAAAAGATGGGTTCTAAATCCACCACCTAATGCAATAGTTCAAAAGGTTAATTGGAACGATAACCCTTGGTTTCCTGAAGTATTGGATATTGAACGGCAAACCCTTAGAACTAGGGATTTTGAAGCTTATCAGAATGTATGGGAAGGCTTTACAAGGTCAACCATTGATGGAGCTGTATTTGCTAAAGAAATGGCTAGAGCAGAGCAAGATCAGCGAATAACCAATGTGCCTTACGATGCTACTAAGCCAGTAATGGCGGTATTTGATATTGGATGGGCTGATGCAACTGCGGTTTGGTTTGTTCAATTTGTAGGCATGGAAACCAGGCTAATTCGTTATTTTGAAACAACTCAGACCACAATCAGCGAGATATTGGCTAGGATGCAGACATTCGGATATGTCTATGACACCTTATATTTGCCTCATGATGCTCAGAATAAGACTTTGGCTGCCAATGGTAGGAGCTTAGAAGATATTGTTCGCAACTCAGGCTATAACGTCAGAATTATTGGCAAGGTTCCTATTGCTGACTCAATCAATGCTGCAAGAACCATATTTGGATCATGTTATTTTGACAAAAATAATACGGCAGCAGGGCTAGATTGTTTGCGACATTATCGGTACGATGTAGATCCAGATACCAAAGCTTTTAGTCAAAAGCCACTTCATGACAATTATTCGCATGGAGCAGATGCTTTTAGGTACATTGGGCTTATGATTCAAGAGAAGAAAGTTGTGAAACGTAAGCCGATGAATTATGATGTGTCAAGCTGGATGAGCTAACAAGGAACTAATATGGCGGTCTATGACTCAGGCAATGGTGGTATCTATTCCACAGAAGATGGCGATGATTACGAATCAGGAGTAATTGAAGAAGCTAAAGAGTTTCTGCGATTTTGTTCCGACAATGATTCAAACAACCGAGTAGAGGCTTTAGACGATCTAAAGTTTGCTGGTGGTGATCAATGGCCTGTAGAAATCCAAAATAGCCGACTTTTAGAGTCTAGACCTTATTTGACCATCAACAAGATTGATGCGTATTGCCGACAGATTACCAATCAACAACGTCAGCAACGGCCTCGTATGAAGGCTCATGGCATGAATAATGATTCTGATGAAAAGATAGCAGAGATCATTACAGGCATTTGCCGACATATTGAAAACCAATCTGATGCTGATTCTGCTTACGATAATGCTTTTGATTTTGCAGTTCGTATGGGATGGGGCTTTTGGCGCATTACCCATGACTATCCAAAACCAGATAGTTTTGATCAAGAAATCTACATTAAGCGCATTGAAAACCCATTTATGGTGTATTTCGATCCTAATTCCAATGAGCCTGATGGCTCAGATGCAGAGAAATGCTTAATTACTGAAGTGATTAGCAAGGAAGCTTTTCGCAAAATGTACCCAGGCGCAGACGATGGAGGCGGTTTTACTCCTCGTGGCACAGGCGATAGCCAAAGCGAATGGATTACAAGGGAAGATATTCGTGTAGCAGAATACTTCTATACAGAACGCAAGCGCATGAAATTGCTGCTTTTGTCTGATGGAACCACTTGCTATGAAGATGAAAAGCCTAAAGAAACAGTCATGCAAGATGCTGGCATTTATGTCGTTTCTAAGCGTGAAACCATTAAAAAGCAAATTAAGTGGTGTAAGTTAACTGGTATGCAGATCCTTGAACAAAGGGATTGGGCTGGTAGTTATATTCCTGTTGTGCCTGTTTATGGTCAACAACTCATTGTGGATAGCAAGAAGAAAAAGTTTGGCCTTACTCGTATGGCTAAAGATCCACAGCGTATGTATAACTTTTGGTCAACTGCTCTTACTGAATCTGTTGCCCTTGCTCCAAAGGCTAAATTCCTTCTTGCAGAAGGTCAGGATGAAGGTCATGAAATGGAATGGAATCAGGCAAACATCAAGTCGATGCCTGTATTGCGTTACAAACAAACTGACTCTGAAGGCAGAACAGCTCCAGTTCCTACAAGGATTCAGCCAGAGCCACCTCCAGCAGGAATGGTCACAGCATTACAAGGTTTAGATGGGGATTTAAAAGCAGTTGTTGGTATTTATGATCCAACTCAGCTTCCAAACGGCAATCAATCTGGAAAAGCCATAAATGGTATGCAACAGCAAACCGATATGACTAACTTCCATTATTACGACAATCTGACTCGTTCTATTCGTCAAACTGGGCGAATCATTGTTGACCTGATTCCCCATATTTATGACAAAGAACGAGTATTGCGAATCATTGGCGCAGATGGCAAAGGTGAGTTAGTGACTCTTAACCAGCCAGGCGTTGATGATCAAGGCGTTGAAAAAGTATTAAATGATGTAACTGTAGGTCAATATGACGTGGTGATGGAAACAGGCCCAGGCTATGCTTCCAAACGTGCTGAAGCCTTTGATTCTATGGTTCAGATGCTTTCAGTTGATCCTACTTTAATGCAAACTGCTGGTGACTTGATATTTAGAAATTCAGACTTCCCAGGCGCAGATATTATTGCTGACCGATTGGCTGCTGCTAACCCAATGGCTCAAATTGATGAGAAATCACCAGTTCCTCCACAAGCTCAAATGCAGTTGGCTCAATCTCAACAGACTATTCAGCAGTTGCAACAGCAGATTCAAGCTATGCAAATGGATATTCAGTATGGTGCTAGTGTTGCAGAGCAAAAAGATAAAGCTATGCTTCAGAAAGCTCAGATTGATGCCGAAGTTCGTAGAGAAGATTCAAAAATGCGTACTTCAACTCAGGCTCATGACACAGTTATTAAAACTGAAACTCAAAAAGAAATTGAGCAAATGAAGGCTCAGTTAGCTCTTTTATTGGCTAGAATGGATATGCGTAATGAAAGAGCAGCTTTAGACGAAGCAATCGAAAGAGGAATTTAAAATGGCAAGAGATATTGTTACATCAGAAAATCGTGCTGAATATATGGCAAAGAAGCTTAATCCAATGGAAGAAGTTGATGAAACGCCTATTAAAAAGCCTAAAAATGAACAAGATGAAAGAGCAAAAAAGCATCCAAAATATGCATTGCTCAAAGCTAAGATAGGTAAACGTGGTGCTATAGATGCAATCTTAAAAGAATTAAACGAAAAGCAATAATTAAGCCAACCTAATCGGAGGATATATGGCAACAGTAACAGGCGCAAACGTAATTGAGTGGAAAATGAAAGAAATGGCTCGTAGAGCTGGTGTAAAGTACGAGCCAGAAGGCAAAGCCAATCCGTTCGCTGGCATGGACAAAGCTCAACTTAAAGAGCAAAAATCTTTGATTAAGCAAGCCAAAAAAGAATCAAAGAAATAGACAAGAATTATTTTTAGTAGTATTTTCGTATCAAATAACAGAGGAGCTTGAGAAATCATGGCCGAAGTAAGAGAAGCAAGTAGTGTAGTAACAAGTGATAACGCAACAACCTTTTATGCAGAAAGATTAGGTTTAGCTGACGAACAAGCCACTACTGAGGCTGAATCTGTAAAGGAAGATTCAGAGCCAGAAGGTGATGTTGAACAGAGTGAACCAGAAGCAAAGGAAGAAGCTAAGAAGCAAGAACCTGAGAAGCAAAAAGATAAGCTTAATAAGCGATTCGATAAGGTAACGCAAAGAGCTAAACAAGCGGAAGCTGAAGCTCTTGAACTTAGAGAAAAGCTAAAGAGTTACGAAGCAGGGAATGTCCAACAGCCACAACAGGAAACTGTAAAAGCCGAGGGTAAACCCCAAGCAAGTCAATTCAATGATGCCTTTGAATATGCAGAGGCATTAGCGGAATGGAGTGCTGAAAATGCTTTGAAGCAAAGGGATGCAGAGGAAGCTAGTCGTAAGGCTAAAGAAACTCA